TGACCATCCCGTTAGGATGTTCGCAAACCTGGCGGTGAATGGTTGGGCAAGGAGGGGCAGGTCGACACTTGCGTCTATGTTGACCTGACTGCTCACGGCACTCATCACAAACTCATTGACCACATCCATCAGAATAAGGAAGGTGTCATTGTAAACTGATGTAAGGTTAGGTTCTTCTTCCTCAATTACATAGTCAGCTACGATCAACTCAAACTCAAATTCTACCATTCCGTTATCCGCAGATAGACCCGTGACCTGGGCGTACAATAGCGGGTATTTGTCAATTGTGATTTTGCCCGCGTCAAGCTCATCGAGTCGATGCGTGTAAAACCCTTGAATAACTGGGTGATTGGTGGCGATTGTTTCGAATATCTCGCTGAGGGTGTTGATACTATTCATTGAGACTTACTGACTTTAGCGAATTCACATCTAACTCGTACATCATAAAGGTAAACACTTCCACCACCTTGAGACGTGTCACCGCATCAATTTTAAGTACATCACCATCCGCTAAGTTGTAGATGGTGACATACCAACCCCATTTGTTTACGAGTGGGTTTGACCCTTCCCCTTCAAAAAGTCGTGCGTATCGGCCGCTAATTTCTTCCCTAAAGCGTAAAAAAAAACCATCGCGGAAATCGCTACATCCATACGGAACTTCAACGCCCTATCCAGGTCTACCTCTTTGGGGTTGTAGTCTCCTATCTCGTAGAACTTACCTGCCCGACGTGTGATGGGTCGGTACAAAACGGACATCACCTTATGCAAGGTCTTGTCAAATCCGTCTTTTGAATACGCATCTATGTCCGCAAACTCACCCACAGTGATGTCGGAAAGGTTGGGAATGATTCCGTATTCTACCCCTTCGTGAACGAACGTTCTTATTAACTCAGGTCTGGAAACGTCGAGTGGTTCGTAGAGAAACTTCATTTCTTCCACCACCTTTTGTATGTCCGCCGATTTGAGCTTTCTTATCTGACGAACGGAAATGTTGCACAACAACGCCAACGTTTCAATCGCTGCCACTTCTTTCGTTGATCGGGTTTTGTAGATGCGTTGCACCTCATAGTATTCACCGATGGTGATGTCTTCCCAGGCGGTCGGAACTTGGATTTTCACGCAATAAAGTATTTCCCCGTTTTACGCAACAACTTCACCAGGCACACATAACGCACCGCGTCAACTGAGTGATTGAATGCGTCTACTGGCTTGTTCAAGATACGCCCGTTCTTGTCAGTCATCCACTTGTAGTTTCGGAATTCTTTCTGAGTTTCCAACGAGTCTTCGTGAATATGTATCTTCTTCCTACGCATCAGGTCAATGCCTATCCGCACACTGTCTGGGCCTTTCTGCGCTGGTTTGATATTGAATCCCATTCGGTGTACTTCCTCGATTGATTTAGGTTCGGCTGAGTCAGCTATGATTTCATCTCTCCGATCGACCCCAAGCTCACGCAGGGTTTGGGCAATGTCATCGTTTGTCATCCTGCCCTTGTAAAGTAGTTCCTCGATGTAAAGGTCTTCTTCCGTCCCATACACCTTTACAATAGCTGTAGGGTCGTTGGTGAAACCCCAGTCAAGACCATAGGCCAATAGCTTTGCGCCCGTGGGCAAGTCTTTGTAGGTGTCCGTTTGGAAGATGGTCTCTCGTGACTGACCCCGTAGACCCAGGCCATACACCCTCCAGTATTCTTCATCGGTATCCTTCAGGCGTTCAATCTCTCGAACTGTGTCTACGGATAGGAATGGGTTGTCAAGGTAGGTAGTCCGAAAGAACGTAGCGTCATCCCGTGGTATCACCTTGTCGTATATCCAGTGGAATTCATCTGAGGGGTTGTAGTCAATGATGACCTTGTGCGTAGTCCTCAGAACAAGTTGCTGCCAATCTTCAAACGTTACCTCGTTGGCCTCGTTGATGAAGCATATGTTTCGCTTCCTACCCCTGACCTTTTGTGGTTCGTCTACTGAGATGAATTCCCAGGTCGTACCCCAAAGGTTGTAAAGGTTTTCAGTCTTGTTGTGATTCGCTTCTGTATAGTAGTCTTCCCTGTGAAGTATCTCCAAAAAGTCCCTCATCACAGACCCCCTCAATGATGGAAAGGTCTTCCGTACAACCGTGATTGTCCAACCAGAATTCACATTCAGGGCGCACCACTCGATTAAAGCCGTTACTATACTGAACGTCTTTCCTGACCTTGTACCACCTTGGTGGACTTGTATCCTCGTCTGACATCCCTTGACATTGTAGTACGTCGTTGGTTGTTTCATATTGCCACCTTTCAACCTTTATCAGGCCAAATAGAAATCGGTAAGTTGTCACTCGGTACATTCGACACCATAGTAAACCAAGACGTATGTGATGTCTTGGATGTTTGTTGTTCCGTCATTGTTCGTGTCCGCACCTTCTTCACCCCAGTATTGCAAGATGAGAAGTATGTCGTTTGTGCCTACGACCCCATCGTTGTTGAGGTCTGCGTCCCCGCAGGTTAGGGATAGGGCAAGCAATAGTGACTGTATCATTGCAGCGTTGGGTTACGTGGTGGTGGTTCTCTATCTAAGACTTCCTGAAACCAACTTGGTTCGTGTGCTGGGCCAACTATCTTGACCTCCGTCTCAACCATCTTAGGAATAAAGTAGGGTAAGAACTGTGCCAGGGTTTTAAGGTAGTCCTTCGATGACTCGTGACGCAGTTGGTTGAGGTGGTCTTTGACGTGATCAAGCTCGCCCTCCATTATGTCTAGGAACATCTCACGTGCCTGACGCGTCACCTTGTCCGTTGCACCCTTTGGTCTCCCTTTGGGGTTTCCTGATTTGCCCTTTTCAAATGACATTGCGTTGTTCTCGCTTGTTGTTTACAACGAAGATAGTCGTTTCTCCGTCTCTTTGATTGCTTTGAATAACTCGTAAGCTACCTGGGGAACTATTGCGTTTCCGTAGGATTTGATGCTTTCCTTTCTCCACTTTGAAAAGGTAATTCCGTCCAGTTCGGTGGGAAGCCCATCATTTCTGCCACAAATCGGGGGTTGAGTTGGGAACGCGTCCCAAGCTGGCTGTTCACTACACTCGGTAAGTCTGAGTCCCCTTTCCAGTTTTCCGTCGGCCATCGGTTTTGGTGGTCGCTTGCTACTGGTGTGGGCAACATCCCCGCCTCCGCCATCTGCGTCAACTGAATGCCGTACTTCGTCCCAGTTGTTTGACTTCTGTTCTCGCCATTCGCGTCCAACGTTCTTTGTTTGTTTGCGTCGAATGTTCTGGGCGTGGGCAACATCCCACTGTACTTCACCTGACTCAACAAGCTGTTGTATTTCGTGCCGTTGGCATACCCGTTTCGTTTCGCTCTCTCCCTCATACTTTCGGGGGTCTCGTCTATCTCCGTTGTCGTTGGTGTGAGCAACAAACCAGATTCGATCCCTTCGGTGAGGGGCGTTGACACCGCAAGCTGGAAGTAAATATGGTGTGACTTCGTAGCCAATATTTTCCAGGTCAGTCTGCACTTCGTCGAATACCAGTCCCCCATTCCAATTAAGCAATCCGCGAACGTTCTCGCCCACAACGTAGCGCGGTTGAACCTCTTGAATGATTCTAAGCATTTCAGGCCAGAGGTGGCGGTCATCAGCCTTTCCAAGTCGCTTTCCTGCTGCGCTATATGGTTGGCAGGGAAAACCGCCCGTAATGATGTCAACTCGTCCTCGATACTGAGTTGCGTTGAATTCTTTGACATTCTCGTGAAGGGTGCTTTCGGGGAAATGATACTTTAAGACCCGTTGGTTGAATTCTTCTATCTCGCAAGAAAAGACATTGGTGAACCCTGCCCACCTTGCGGCAAGTTCGAATCCACCAATGCCTGAGAATAAACTGCCGTGCCTCATTGAATCGCTTGGAACAACTCTGGCAATGTGTAGTCACCCGCTACTTCATAGTCAACGTATCCTTCGCTTTGACGAAATCGAATCTTTGATACTTCTTTGACCTCATCGGGGCTAACGAGAAAGAATGAGCTTGCGCGGTCTTGACAATCTATCTTGGCGATGTCCTCCCGCAGTTCCAGCGTTGTGCCGTCAGGGTACAAAAGGATAGCGTAGTTACCTACCGCACCCCCGCACCCCTGGTCGTGCGTCGACCAAAACTCAATCGCGTAGTCGTTGTCTACACGGATAGCTGCCGTGTATAGGTATTCCCCATTGGCTGCGCCTATCTTTTCGTACTTGGTACGCTTCTTCACTTCGCCCGTAAAGGGATCGGTTTCGTTCAACGAAAGTGTTTGTGCCGTTGCCATTGTGGCAAACAAGCAAAGGATTGCAGTGACTGCGTTCTTCATAATAGTTTGGATTTGTAGTGTGTTATGATTCGTTCGGTTTCCGCCTTGTAGAATTCTTTGAAGTCCTGGAACTGTGCGTTTTGTTCCCACACCTTGTACAACACCGCACGCAACCTTTGGCTTTGCGTCTTGGGGTTGTCGTAGAGGTCGGTGTCCAGGTTGTCTAACTCATTGACTTCTTCAGGCGTTAGTGTTTGTTCGGCTTTGAAATAAAGATAACCATAATTGTCAACCAACTGGTCTATCTGCATAACTTCTTGAGAACCTTTTTCGCCCGTTACAAACGTCAGGGAAATTGATCGGTCTTTGCGTCGGTTGTATCGGTCGAGGATAGCGGATGTAATGAGTTTCATTTGTCACATAGGTCGTACACGCGTTGCAGTTGACTCATCCGTGTAACCACGCAGCTACCGCAAGATGTGGAGGAAGCACGTCGATTGAAGATAGTTCGGTACAACTCGTTGATTCGGGTCTGATTGGCGATGGTGATTACGTCGTCTTTGATGTTGTTCACCACGTCATCGAACTCAGCCTTTTGTTCCTTAGTCATCGGGGTGTAGAAACCCAGGGTCTTGTTGAGCTTTTCCTTGCGCTGGTCACACCCACAGTCTGGTGCAAACCTATCGAATAGTCTTTGGATGCCCGTGGCCTGGGTGATGACTTCAATAACGTCCCCAACACCAATAGCTTCACTCAACTTTTTCTTT